CAATATATGTATGTCCTTCATAATTGAACCTTTGGGTATTTTTAAACGGAAAATAAGAAGACTCTCCGAACTCCGCCTCGATAGGTTCCGATAGTACGGGTTTAATCTCCGTTTTCTTACACTGTTCACACGAACAGCAAGTCATTGCCATTCCAACCAATATAACAATCAGTAATCTTTTCATATACTTTCGATTTTTATTATTTTCCAGTTCTTAAATTATATTCCTCCCAGCTTATTACCATTCTATAGCCAACATCACTCTTAATGTTGGGTTTATGTTCCATTGCTTCGATAAGAACATCTACAGCTTCACAAGTCTCCATCATTCCGTAGCCCATTTCAGTCCTTATCATTTTTGCAATTTGATTTCTTGTATCTGAATTAAGTTTCTTGCCCATATCTTTTATATATAACGTTCCCCATTAAAATTTTCCCAAACATGTTTATTGTTATGTTCAAGTTCAAACGGTACAAGTTCCGTGCTGATGTCCATCTCATCAATAAAGGGTTCCCTGTATTTGAATGTACCATCTGCATAATCATCCTTATATACATCATCCAAAAGGTAACGCTTATACTTATGAAGTTCTTCAAGATGTTTTTCTGCAAGCTCCTTGCTATTGTACCACACACTTGCCTTATAGAACCATCGTTCCCATTCACAAGTATCTGCATTGTTGTGACAGAATATTGCTCTATATAATTTCATAATCTTTTAATTTTTATTGTTATTATTCTTGTTCTTCCATATTAAAGCCTTATTGTATGCTGACATTTGATTTTTTCAAACTCCTCATCGGACACTTCTTTAATAAAAACCTTTCCTATGGTACCTCCTCTGTCAATGATATTGTATAACTCCTTTTTAAACATTGCTTCGGATGTATATTCATTTACAAAACTAAAACATCCTACCTTCCACGGTGCTTCAATACAACCTATTAATCCACCATCTCTGGTATTTTCTCGTTCACGAATCCATTCCTCTATACAGTAAATCAGTTTCATACCACATCTATTGATATTATATCCAATTTCTTAAACTGCTTTTCTCCGTTCTCATCGGTTTCATATTCACATATCAGTCTTGGAGCAAATTTTAACTCAGCGCCGGACTCCACACAAGACTGCAAGAATTTTCCATCTCCGGTGTCAAGAAGTTCGACATCAAACATAAGGTTTCCATCATCAAACTCTATATCTTCAATTCGATGAGATATGTGACCGATTTGAACATAAGGTTCTGCATTGTGTTCAAAATTCAGTGTACCAAGCATATTAGACTTTTTATATTCTCTAATCGCTTCCTCCATCACAGATTCCGGACACTTTGTTTTAAGTTCATATTTTACATTTTCAAGTTTCATATTATTTGTTTTTAATTGATAAGATATCCTCGATGGAACGGGAATAACGCAAACCCGGATGTTCCATAACAAGCTCGTGCATATCGTCATACGAGTAGCCGTCTGGTGTTATCCTCACACTACGCCATCCCAACGGCTCGTTATCGTATCCAAACGCAATCAGCACGGTATGTTCGTCATCAAGTTTTGCACTTGATTTTATTTCGCTAATAATTTCATCAAGTTTTGCACTCGGTTTTATTTCACCGAAAATCTCGTCAAGTTCTTTCATCCATCCCTATTTAAAAAGTTCCCTGCATTTCTCCGTATACTCCTCGTCTATGGATACGATGTTGTATTTGTCGGAGTCGTATATCTCGTCCCTGAGTATGACCGGTGAATGGGAGATTATAATTATCTGTTTCTTATACTTGTCTATAAGTTCCGGAAGTATTTTCGAATAAAGTTCAAATACATTCAGAATATCCATAGACTTGTCTACCTCATCGAACAGATATGTGTTTATCCCCTTGTCGTCAAACGCCATCGGGAACGAACTGTAATATTCCATCTGTGTCTCATATGCAACCCTCCACGCATCGGTCTTATTGAATTTTTCATACCTTTTGTGTGGCTTGAGAATATCACCGAAGGTTATGTTCTTGGACATCAAGTTACAGAGTTTGTTGAACTGATAGAACATATTCTGTCCACCCGACATCTTCCCCTTGCTCATAACATAGTTTATCTCCTCGAATGTGCTTTTGATTATGGAACCGGTCAAGTCTCCGAGACTTCCGAAGTTCTGTCTGTTTTCGAAATTGTGGTAGTATATCGGACTTCCGTCCCAGTCTATGACCGATGATGTTCTCGCCATCCCGACAATTCTCTGATACAGACCTTTCATATAGTCCTTCTTGGTCGGTGTGCTAAATATCCCCGTTGTTTGAAGTTCAAACGGTCCCAGGAATTTTGAGAATCCGTCCTCACAGAAGGCGTGAGACGCTATGGAGCGTATAATCGTGGTCTTTCCCGAGGCATTCGGTCCGAATATGAGATTTACCTTGTCCGGTGAGAACTCAAACGTCCTTCCCACAAGAAGTTTAGAACATTCAACCTTGTATTCCCCCTTGACTTTCTTGAAGAATTCCAATTCGGACTCGTATCTTTCCATATCCCTTTTGTATTTCTCCTCATCAAAGACACGATAATGGGTTTCACCCCTTTTCTGGTAGTTAAGAGCGTTCTTATTAGGTTTGGACGGTTTGTCCTCGTTGGAGTATTTTGCACCGATATAACCGGATTTACCATCGAATGTTATGCTTCTTATCATTATTTTCTCCTTTTGTTCTTTCTTTTTCTTCTCGCTTTCGCCGCCTTCTGTTCGGACATAGGTCTTGGTGCGTTGGGACTGCTGTAACGGGATGTTCTCGCTATCGTAAGTGAACCGATTGAAATATCGGCATTTTTCGTTACGTCATCGTAATCTTCACAGTTTTCTGCATCCATCTCCTCGTGTTCCACCTTGCACCACCACTGTCCGAGATTTATACTGTGTCCGTAGTGTGAACACTTTGAACATTTCTTTTCTTCATCCATATCCTTATGTTAAAATGATGACAATAAAAGGTCCTCTCCTGAAATCAACGAGGTAAGAGCCTCCCTTTCTATCTCGTCCGTCAATACCGGCATAGGAAACGCCTTCCATGTCTTTCTTGTAGTTGTAGTCACACCGTTCCTTACATACTTTTCGGGTATCGGAAACTCTTCCTCCACCTTCTTGATAAGTCTTCCGTACTTCCAGTCTTCCCTGAACGAGTTCCAGTCCACATTGTGTTCGCTTTTGAGAAGTTCTATCTGCTCGTCGCTGTTTTTCCCCGAAAGTTTCTTCTGTGAGAACCAAGTCTGTGCGGCCTGCTGTTTCGAATTACGGATACAGTCTATCTGCCTGTATAGAAACCAGGCGAAAACTTCGTTCTCATTAGGTACATTCCACACCTTGCAGTCGAACTGTGCCGGTTTGTGTTCCTTGATGGTCGGGATGACCTGACTTGCAGTTGAACCTATGAGTTTGTTCATAATATAGAGCTGGTTGAACTTTCCCGTTGCCAGCGAAGCCGCTATCGAAAGCAACTTGTTACTTCTCAAATTGAAGAATGAATCCGAGATGTATTCGTCCTTTATGTAGAGCGAAATTTCATCCGACTGAACATAGGCGAACTGGACTCCCGATATATTTTCACACAAGTACTTGGCGGTTTCGTTCATCATATCGACAAACTTGTCGTCAAACGGTTTCTTGAACTTGTTCTTGATGAGTTTCGAAAATGAACGACCATCGAGCATCATCAATATGTGTCCGTTTGGTAACAAATTGTGTTCACCCAAATCCCTGTAAAAATTGCATTTTTCTTTAAGTGTTCCAAAAATCATATCCTAATATTTTTTTATCCACACATATTATTCTTCTACCTCTTCGATTTCTACCATATCGTAGTAGTCACTCCTTTTTGATATCTTCTGTTCTGCATCCTCGTAGTTGAACGCTTCAATGGACACACATACCTCTCTGTTATGTGTGTCCAAATAAGTAACTTTGAATTTTTGCATATTATTCAAGTGTTGCAAGTTTTTTCTGTTCAAGTTCATCCACCGCTTTAAGTAAACTCTGTGCCTTTTCCTTTCTTCTCTGACACATCTCCCTAATTTCTTTACAAACGTTTTCTTCACTCATAAGTTCGTCCATCATTGAAATTTCCTTTTCAAAGTTTCCTTTCAGTCCCTTGAATGCGTCTTTAATTTCTTCTTTTGTCATATGCGTATTTTTTAAATGTTAAATGTCAGTTATATCCATTCCTTTGTAGTCCCGCTAGTCATAGTGATGACCACAAGCAATCCTGAATCTCTCCCACTTGGTTCTGAACCAGTAAAGTCTGAACACATAGATTTTCAATATGGTCTTCAGACTGTTTGTATACCAGATTCTCCAACGCTTTCCGGATTTAGTCCACTGCCAATATGTTTCGTCGGAGTTTTCCCATCTTTCACCAACCTTTTCGTATTCTTCAAGATAACCGTTACTGAAAAGATAGTCGAGCTGCTCTTTCGTGTAACTCTTGATGTAGTTCTCCTTCGGGGCACGGAAATCAACACTCAATGCAAAACCCGTTACAACACTGGACTTTTCGAATTTTGTAAGGAAAGCGTCCTTGCGTTTCATCTTTGGTTTCCTCCCCATACTCACCTTGTTGTTGTTTCCGATAATAATGGGGGAATTGTTTCCGTAAGTTACATTATAATTCATATTAAATAGTTTTTAAGTTCTTAACCGCTTCCTCTATATCCGATACGAGTTCATCGACGGTATATTCTATCCCATCGTAGACTGTGCCGTACTTGTCATCGCAGTGGGCGTAATCCCATCCAATCCAATATCCTTTCTTGAAAATGTTATCATTTTCGATATTCTCCGAGAATGTAAGTCCACCGTGGCACATTAACGGGATGTCATCGTAGTTCTTTCCGTAAAACTTGTTCGATTCATCGAGACGGATGTAGCAGCACGGGTGTGTCCCCAGTGATAAAACCAGTATGTCATAACCTTCGTATTGTCCCTCTGCAAGGATTTCACGCTTACGGATGCCATCATATACCATCTGTCCCTTTATAATTATTCCATTATTCTCTGTCATATCTCTTGTATTAAGTTTATACTTTATATGTATTTTCGGACATATTCGTCCAGTGGAGATAGAGAGCCACTTCACGCTTCCAGCTCACATTGTCCTCCTTGAGTTTTATCTCGTAGTTGGAGACCTTCTGTCCGAGTACGTTCGTGTTCAACATATCGGTTATCTTGTTTATAGTCTCACCGTTTCTTCCGATGAACAGAGACGGGTTTTCGAGGTATATGAATATCGTATTGTTTACCGCCACAATCTCCGTTATACCCACCCTTGCAAGAGCATCCGTCCTATCCTTGTAGAACTTTGCAATCGTGTAGCAGGCATGCTGGAAGAGACTTCTGTCCTGTATGTTCTTGGCAATCCACCACCAGAGTGTGAATGTCATATCCTTCTTATTGTCTCTCAAAGAAAGATACTCTCTCATATTTGACTTGAGGAGTTTCCTTTCTATGAATTTTTCGAGCCACTTCTTGAATATCATAATACTAATTTTTTACAAAGATACTATTTTCCCAATTCTCTTTTCACCATATCCCAAGTGAAGTAAAATTCGTATGTACTGCAAACATTGTAGAGCCAGCACTGCTTGTGTCTGGACCAGATTTTGAATACCAACAGGTCGGTGTATCCGTTTTCCTTGAACTCCTTGTCCGTACAGTAGTCGACTATGGTGTGTTTCTCTCTGTCACACCACATAAACTTCGTCCCAGCGGGAAAATCTTTCTTGAAACTCTCCAAATCGGGATACTTTTCCAAAAAATCTTCAATCGTTATCATAAAACTCCTATTGAGATTAATAAATTTGCAAGTCTGGGAAACGGTTTCTCCGAATTCCACGAGAGGACATAACCGTCCATCTCCGGAAGTGTCCTTCCACTTATCTTGGACACGAAAGTTGACTTGCACACGAGTTTTGACACATCTATGTCGTAGTCAAGTCTCACGTAGAAAAGATACAAATCCTTACCCTTACGGTAGAAAAACCTACCGAGTTCCTTGATTTCACTCTTGAAGTCATTGACATCGAGACCAGTCTCCTCTTTCAGTTCCCTTGCACATGCCTCGAAGTAGTCTTCACCCGGTTCGACGTGTCCTTTCGGTATGTCATAGTTGCCGTCCTTGTCTGATTTCTCCGTAGGATGACACATCAGTATTCCCGAAGGGCAGCTTATTATTATTCCGGCACTAATTTCTTTCATACTTTAACTCCTCGCTATTATGGCGTCAAACAATTCGTTTATTCCATTGTCTGTACTTAATATACGCACATCTGTGATTAAAACGGTGTTGTCGTTCTCAAACTCCCTGTACAACTGACAAGCCTCTTCCACACTTTTTGCCACCACCAGTCTGTTATTCACGCTATAAACGTGTGTTAATTTCCAGTTATCCATAGTTCTATTCTTTAATTAAATTCTTTTCTTTAAGTTTCTCATACATTTTCTTAGCGCCTTTATAAATACTTGGACTAGCACAGCTGTATTCATAAGATGCACAACTATCGGGGTCTTCTGGCTTGCAGTCTTCACACATTCCTGCAATATCTCTTGCCATTTTGTCTATCATTTTCTCATCCATATTCTTTTAAATTAAATTCTTGAAAGTCGGTCAAGTCTCCGGAGCATATCGTCGAGAAACAAACTTTTTCCGAAATATATCTCCCCTATGGAAAGGTCTTCGAGGTTCGCCCAGAAACCTTCCTTACCGCCTTTGGTTTCATCTATGCCACGCTCTCCTTTCACTTCACCTCTGAAATCCACAAAGGTGAACCTTCCTTTGGCGGGACACCATATAAGCGCCACCGCTCCGAACTTCTTGTACTCCTTGTCTTCGTTACCACGGAAGAAAAACTTCTTGTGTTTTATGAATTTGCCGTTCCAGTCTATCTTCAGGTCGAACCTTATTTTCGAATTATTGTCAAGATTGGTGAAGATGAAGTCGGGTAAGTCGGAAACCTCCGTCTCTATGTCCCTTTTCTCCTTTTCGTTCAGAGTTATCTCGACATCGGGATATGTTCTGTTTATATTCTGGACCAGCAGGTCTTCCATTATGAAGTTGGAACAAATGTCCCTCGCAGTGTCAAATGGAGAACGAACATCCCTTCTTTTCTTGTCGAATGACTTCACTATCCTCTTGTACTCCTTCTCGAATTTTTTCGAAAATTCCTCCTCGTCAAATGTAAGAAGTCCTCTTATGTAATCCTTGTATCCAAACTCATAGCAGAAATCCTCGATAGTTCTGTCGGGGAAGACCGAATTGAGATAGGATACCACCTTGCTGTAGTTGTTGTTCCTCGCCATATCAATATAGAAATTCCGTAAGTGGGGCGAACTGTATTTCCTTTACGGTTCTTCCGTCGAATATCATAGAGTTCAAGGCGCTTGTTCCGTTGAACACTATATAACCGGACCTGTATGTTTCGACCTGCACTATCAGATTTTTTCCGGAACGATGGTTATACGGCTTTTGCAACTGGATGTTCATATAACCGTTTTTTATTTCGGTTTGTCCCACAAACACTTCTGTATCAACCACTTCAAGTTTTTTAAGTTTTTTCTTACCGGTATCTTTCATACAGATTCTCACTATGGGGAATGTGTTGTTTGAATACGATACCACCTTGTACCTGATTGTGGTTATGTTCTTGTCGTCAAGAAAACCTATGTTACGGTAAATAACCTGTGTGGTGTATGTCCAGTCGTCCTCACCGACAAGTTTGTATTCGGAAACCGGTGAGACATCACAAGTCGCCGACCCGATATTCACCGGTATCGTCTGTGACATTACCGTCAACGAAAGGAAGACCGACATTATCAACAGAACGTTTCTCATTATTTTTCCTCCGAAACAAAGATTCCACCCTGAATCCAAATTCTTTTTCCATCAAGGTCGAAGAAAATCTGGTTGTCGTTGTTTTCGTCACGGATATCGAACTTTCCTTCCCAAGTCTTGATTGTGTCACCTTCGTAGTCCATAAGGACAGCGGTTCTTTCAAGACCTCCGAACTCGGAATCCCACGATTTCAATCCCCTACTGCAAGACTCACACGATGTGGTTGAGAACACAAGCACTGTCAAAAGTGCAAAAACCAATGCAAAAAATACTTTTTTCATCTCTTTATTCCTTTATGTTATTATTCTTAATGTTTGTAGTCACTGAAATGTTTTCGATAGGGAATTTAGGAAGTTCCCCTACTTCTTTGTAATAGAATGATTCAAGATACCAGTTATCGTGATACTTCTTTGACATGTCTATGAGTTCGTTCATATCCTCTATGTCGTTCTTGTATTCCAACACAACACCTATCGGCAGTTCATATTCCTTCTGAAGTATCTGATATTCCAGATTTGCCTTTTCGTACTTGGACATATCGTCTTCCAGTTCCGAGTGTTTCAACCAGGGTAATAGACTGGATAAACCATACGTCACCAACACAATGGATATGATAATTACAAAGAAAAACCAATTGTCATCCTTTATTCTATCTATAAACTTGAAAATCAATGCAAATCCCAATAACATCGATACGATTGAAATTACTACATAAACCATATTCTTCTATTTTTTACAAAGATACTATTTATAAACGAATTACTTCACTATATTCTTTGGGAAATTCAATCTGGCAATATCCTAATATGAAGGCGTTCTTTCTTTCGTTGAAGAAATCGTGTCCCAATATGATAATATCGTTTGGACATATCTCGAGGGTTTCAATCGAGTCTTCATACACCGTTTTATCCCTCCACTTCTTGTGGTCATATTCTTCGTGACCTTCCCTGTAGATGATAAAGAACATATTTCCTTTCTTCTTTAAGAAATTCATAGTGTCCCTGTTCGCCGGCATCGGATTCTCAAACTTTTCAAATTCCACTTTCATTTTGTTTTCTCTTTTCTTAAATAATACGACCAGAACATATTGTTTGCAAGTACCACGGAGACAAGTTCCCATCCTTTCTGTGAAAGGAGATTGAGTTGACTTGATGTCATCTCCGTCTGTGAGCGTACTATTTTATATTCGTATTTCATATTCTAATTTTTTACAAAGATACTATATTTTTAATCAAACCTTCCATCTTTTCCGTAAAAATAGACAACTGTCGGGAATCTTAACGATATTCCGCCTTGCAGATTGCTGGTTTCCTCGAAGTACTGCACCTTTACTATTGAACCTATTATCTCTTCCGGATGGTCGTGCAAGTATTCCCTCTGTTCTTTCGAAAAACCGCTGCCCACCTTGACATCAAATCCCTTGTGGTTTATCGTTATGGAGGCGAGAACCTCCTTTTCGACCTGTCTTCCCTCCTCAACGAACCTCATATCACCCATCTCATATCCGGTAATGGTGTATTCGTTGTCAAAAAATCCCTTTACTTTCAACAAGTTATTCGTTCTACCACACTCATATGGTATATTTTTTCTTATCATAAGACCTTCCCAGCCTTTTTTCCTCGATTCCGTAAAGGCCTCCATCAATTCCTCCTTGGAAACGACCAGTTTCTGTTCAACAAGGTTGAAATTGGAGTTAATATCGGGGTTACAAAGGAAAAATAGACGGAGTTCCTCGTATCTTACCTCAAAATTGTCACTCTCCTTCCTTCCGTAGAACTCATCCTCCGTGAGTTTGTCGAAAACCTTCATAACCGGATGCTCTATGGTGTAGTTTTTCTTGGTTATGACCTTCATAATCTCCTGAAAATTCTCATTTCCATCGTCATCTATGATACAAACCTCCCCATCGAGGACAAAATCACCGGAAACTTTGCCTATGACCCTCTTCAACACACCGAGAGTCTTTATTTCCTTGCCCTGTCTTGAAAAACAAGTCACATTTTCTCCCCTTTTTATCAAAATTAACCTGTTTCCGTCAAGTTTTCTTGACATAAACCACTTTTCCTTCGTGAAATCAACCTTGTCTTCACGCTCGAAGTACTTGTTGGCGAGGGCGACATACTCCGTGAACGGAAGTTTCACCGGAAACACCTTCGCCATCGTCTTTACATTGACCCCGCACTTGAAATCCTTGTCAAGTATCATCTTGAACATCTCGGTCGCCTCATCCCCCTTGTTTCTACGGAGATTTTCCATATAGAATTTCACGGAAGAGAGGGCAGTGTCACCCGTCAACCTTCTGTCCATAAGGTCTGTCAGGATATATTTCACATAATCGCCGTTATATTCGACCGGAGGAGTGTCTTTCGAAAATGATTCGACTTTTTCCGAAGTAACTCCGAACGTTATGTCCCCGTCATATATGAAATTGAATATTTCAAGATACGACTCCTCGTTGTTCCTGTACTCTTCACTTTCCTTGAACTCGCACAACGTCTCTATTTTCTTCTTTACCGATGAGCAGGAGGCAAGTTCCTTGTGTAATCTGTATAATCTTTCAAGCATAACTACTTAATCTTTTATGTTTTTCAATATGTGTGCAATCACATCCACAGTCCATCCGTTACCGAGAGCCCTCTTCGCTTGACTTTCACTTATCGGTGATGTGTATCCGTCAGGCAGAGTCTGCAATCTTTCACATTCAGTCCTGTTCAGGTATCTCCAAGGGAGTTTTCTTCCGTTCAGACCGAAAGCGTCAACGTGTCTTCCAAACGGAAGAGGTGTCAAGACATTATCCTTCCCCACCGTAGTGAGACAGTTGACCTTCCTGTTGTTCGACTTTCTCACTTCAAGACACTGTGTGATAGGTATCCCCTTGTTATAGTCCTGTCTGTGCCCGCTTCTGTCGAGTCTTCTGCCTACTATGGTCGCCTTGTGCAATTCGTCACCACCGAAGTCGTCACCATCGATGATGTCTTCAAGAAATATGTACCGGTCCTTCGGCTGTCCCACATTCGGTATGTTCGTCCAGTACAGTCTCACCCTGTTCTGGGCGGAGACAAGCGAACTGTTTATGCAAATCGGTTCCACTCCAAGATAATCCGTTATTATATCCTCGTGCTGTCTTTTCATCTTGACATTTTCAAGAAGAAAGTACTTCGGTTCGGCTTCCTTCAGAGCCCTTACGAACTCGAAGAACAATTTCGACCTCGGGTCGTTGAAGTTGAGACCTTTTCCGGCGGATGAAAATCCCTGGCAGGGACTTCCTCCCATCAGAATGTCATACCCCTTGAACTGGGTGAAGTCCGCTCCGACCACCGAACCGTGTTGTCTTATGTCGGGGTAGTTGGTGTTCGCCACCTTCATGGCGTTTTCATCTATTTCGAAAGAATCGTATGACTCGACATCGAACCCGCACCTTTCAAGTGCAACCCTTCCACAGGCTATTCCGTCAAATAAACTTAATATTTTCATTCTACAATGTTTTTCAATATGTGTGAAATCACATCCACAGTCCATCCGTTCCCAATCATCTTGTATCTGGCCGAATCACTCACACCTTCCGTATAGTTGTCCGGAAGTGTCTGCAACCTCTCACATTCAACCGGAGTAAGTCTCCTGTATCCACTTTCGGTAAAGTCACTCTTTACATATGGACAATATGGAGGTTGTTTATAATATGACGCCAGAATAGGTTTAGATTTGCCTTCTAACGGACTTTCTTTCCAAGATGGATAAGATTTAAGGAAAGCGTCATAATGTCGTTTAGAAAGGGGATATGACCCCTTATCGTCTTCGAGGATGTCTTTCAGCAATATCCCACGGTCTTCCGGTAGTGTAATATCCGGTATGTTCGTCCAGTACAACCTCTGTCTGTTCTGGGCGGAAACCAAGTTACTGTTTATTAGTACCGGTTCCACTCCGAGATGTTCCGTAATGACCTTTTCGAAATTCTTCGGCATCTTTACGTTTTCAAGAAGAAAGTATTTCGGTTCGATTTCCTTCAGAGCCCTTACGAACTCGAAGAACAACACAGACCTTTCATCCTCGAAGTTAAGTCTTTCACCGGCGAAACTAAATCCCTGACAAGGACTTCCTCCCATCAGCAGGTCATACCCCTTGAAACGGGTGAAGTCCGCTCCGACCACCGAACCGTGCTGTATTATGTCCGGATAGTTCTTCAGACTTATCTTTATCGGGTCCTTCTCGATTTCAAACGCATCATATGTTTCCACATCGAACCCGCACCTTTCAAGGGCGACCCTGCCGCAACCCATTCCATCGAAAAGACTAATCACCTTCATACCACAAATCAATATTGGTTTTTGACAACGGGGTGGCCGCCGAAGCACCACAAGGAAATCCCATAAGGTATTCTGCATTTGTGGGGGTGGCCTTCTTGAAGACAGTGACAAAGTTTCTGCAACCCCGATGTTTCTGCATAGACGAACACGAATAGTTGGGTATTGTTACGGGTGTGGAGATGTATCCGAAATCCATTCCGTATGTCCTTTTTATCCACGAGTTTTTCACTTCAAAGACTTCCGATATTTCTTTCCGTGAAGCGGTCAGCGGACATTTGACATCCCTGATGTATCTGTTGACGAGTATACGGAAGGCGGTCGCCGCCACATATGGGGACTGTGCATTGCCGACACCCCTCAACTGCTCGAACCTGTTTTCAACCGGAACGGTTTCACCGAAATGTTCCAAGTCGTTGTTCCACACTGAAGCCTTGAGTTTTTTCCATACCGACAGATGTTGTGCTATCTTGTTGAACACATCGGTATCCTTGACACCGAGAAGCCAGAACCTGGTTCTTCTATGGTCTCCCCCGAGTTCACCGCAGGAAAGTTCGACGACCTGTGTGACATACCCGATGGACTCAAGGTCTTTTCTTGCCATCGTTATCGCCTTTGATGTAACATTCTCACCGAACACAACCGGAGCGTCCGATTCTTTTGCAAAACGGAACATCTCACCCCACAGGTTCTTGGATGATATGTTTCTTCCATGGGCGGCGTGTGAAAACGCCTGGCAAGGAAAACCCCCGCAAAGCACATCGAATGTCCCCTTGAATGAAGTCCCGTCCAGTTCGGTCAAGTCATCGTAAATTGGAAATTCGTTCATCCATCCGTCCTTCTGTCTCTGTAGCAGAACATCCTTGCAATGTTCGTCTATTTCAACGGCACCACTGCACTTGTGTCCGAGAAGTTTTCCGCCATATATTCCACCGCCTATACCGGCGAACAAGTGTAATTCCCTTATGTCTTCCATTATTTTTCGGTCGAATAAAGTTCTGAGAGTTTCTTTGCAAACCTCGTATAGGCCATTTCCACTATTTTATCGGAATATCCGAAGAAACGGTCGTATCTCTCATCCCTTGCAACCTTGAGGAAGATGTCTTTGAGGGAGACTTTCGGTTCCTTGTTGAGTTTTCTCTTTATGTTGTCCACCATCTTTCCAATCATACCGGTGTGTCTTTCCTCCACAAGTCCGTTCAACTTGACCTCGTGGTCGAGCTGTTCGAAAAAGTCAGAGTCGGCGAGACCGTTTATGTCAACAAACATACCGTCATTCGCCGAAACTTCATAAAGGGCAAGGAAAAGACAACCCTTCTCCGTGAGACAGTATCTTATCTCATCGAACTTGTCACACACTCTTCCGCCGGGTGTAAAGTTCTTGCAATTATCCTGTCTGGTGCAGTCTTCACAAGATGGTTCCACTGAATAGTCCTTGCAGACGGCCTTGTTTCTTATATAGCCCCGACATTTGTCCTTTTTTGAACAGTCGTTACAAGTGGCGGCTTCCTCATCGAACCCGTAATAATCACAAAGAATAGGTTTTTCTTCGTTAATGTTCTCGCAATCGAACCTGTTCAGACAGTTCATACAGTTGTTAAAAGTTACATCTCTATTCATTTCCTTAAAATTAAATGATTATCAAGTTAAATATAACAAAAAATGGAAGAAAGGTTGGTTCTTTCTTCCAAAAATATTATCTCAAATCAAACAAATTACCTTGTCCTCTGTCTCCGTGTCTCCTTATCACGGATATTCTCCAAGGAATAGCATGATAGAAGTTTCCACATTGTGTTTCAAGAGCCGAATTGCATACCTCACAAAGTCCGTGTCTCAATCTCCACGGTGTCCTGACCTCCCTTCCACAACGGTAGCAATGGTTGTCAAGTTTCCTGACGAACCGTATGTGCAAGTCGGAATCGAATATCTCGTGCTTTCTGTTCTGGTGTCTTCTTCTTCCGAATATTTCTTCACGTCTCTGCAACCTGTTGAACTGGTCGAGTGTCAGATTGTCGTCTTCAAGAAACTCCATATCCGGAAGTCTCAACTCATCGTCTATCACGTTGTCACCGAAATCACGATGTTCGGTGAGGTCTATCTTTTGTGGAATCATTTCTTGCTGAATACACTTCTAACCTTCTTGAAAAACCTCTTGACTGGATTACCGTTTGTCTTCTGGTATGTTGGAAGTGCAACCCTTTCATTCTCAATGGTAAGTGCATATCTGGAGTCTTCCGGCTTATTGTTCTCCTTGTATTCGTTCAAGATTGAAAGAAGTTCTTCGGCATCCTTCGGAATAGAAGTTGTCACCGTAGGATTTATGTTCTTTTTCTCCTTGTATTCGTTAATCATCTTGTCGAGGGTGAGGTCACAGTATTCATCAACCCAGTCTCCGAGGAAATAGAAGCGGTCGGCCACATTCGAGTTGTTTTTGAAAACACCGAAAAGAATGGGGTCCTTGTCCCTTCTTTCCTTTTCAACTTTTCTCTCTTCCTCGCCGGTATAGTCGGTAAATACGACATACATTTCGTCAAAGAGACCGTTGACCTTTTCTATTGTGTCAACAAGTTCATCGGGAATTTCCCTCATATACCTCGAAAGTTCTATAATCTTGACAGTCTGGTCGGCCACATTCTCGATATAGTCCTCGATGACATCCTTATAGACGAATGTTGTGATACCCATCTCAATAAGTTTCTCTTCCTTTACAAGTGTCTCTGCAAGGAAACAGAGCTTTTTAAGGGATTCGACTTGCCCGAGTTTCTTATACTTCTCTGCAAGTTTAAGAAATACATCGAAAGAGTCATGGAGTGCTTTCGTGGTTATTGTTTTCTTCGCTTCCTTCAATGTGTCAAAATATTGACTCGGTGTAATCACCTTTTCGTTCTTATTGTCTTTCATAATTAAATTTTTAAGAGTCTGGGGTGGGATTCGAACCCACGAAAAATAGTTTTGCAGACTATCCCCTTAGACCACTCGGGCACCCAGACATTTGTTCACCCAACAGGACTCGAACCCGTACCAGATGATCCGTAGCCACCCGTTCTATCCATTAAACTATGGGTGAATTATTTTGTATCCAAGTTCGGAAAGATGTTCAATCGCTTCCTTGGTATATTTATCTTTTTGTTTTTTCTCCACTTCCTCTATGAGTGAAATGGCGTTGTCTATCTCTCTTTTTTCCCTCTCTATTCTTTCTACACGCTTTTCTTCGGGTTCATTCACGGTGGTCTGGACATAGATGTCTATTCTTGCATCATCCGATATGGAACATCTGATTTCGTCTTCATCTTTCGGTGATTCGGTGAGGGTGAATATGACTTCCTTTTCATCGGCCTTGATGTCTTCAAGTGACTTGCTTATGTTTTCAAGCATCTTGATGAAATTCGAAAATTCATCCGGTTCAAAGATTATCTCGTCGATGAAGTTTCCTTTCACGGTGGTGACATATGTCTTTTCCACATTGTTTTCACAGTCTCTTATAAAATGTCCTCTATAATCCATATCTTCAATTTTTTATTCTGGACAGTCGGTATAAGTTAAAAAGGTTGGCGGTGTATGACAGAGACAGCCTTCAGCACAAGAAAACTTTTAAATAGGCAGCCGTCCACTTCTCATCTTCTCGTTATTTGTCTATACTTTTCTTGTTTGTGTTCATACACCACTCAACCGGGTGTGCCGGAGGTGGGACTCGAACCCACACGGGCATTACTGCCCAAAGGATTTTAAGTCCTTCGCGTCTACCAGTTCCGCCACTCCGACATTGTGGGAGATGAAGGATTCGAACCTCCTAAGCCGAAAACGGCAACAGCTCCACTTGAGAACAGTTCGCTGGATGATTCTTTAACAAGAATCTTATCTCTCTGTCCCAACTCTCCTACGTTGGCGCTCTCCCTTGATTTTGTGCCGATGACAGGACTCGAACCTGTATGGGCTTTCGCCCGCCACATCCTGAATGTGGTGCGTCTACCAGTTCCGCCACACCGGCGATTTGTTGTGCCCAGGACAGGACTTGAACCTGCACGGGGATACCCCCACCAGCCCCTCAAGCTGGCGCGTCTACCAATTCCGCCACCTGGGCATTGTTGAGTAGGAAGGATTCGAACCTTCAACTTTCTGATTCAGAGTCAGATGCTCTACCAATTGAACTACTACTCAATATTTTGCAGTGCCACCGGGACTCGAACCCGGATTTCCAGCTTGAGAGGCTGGCCTCCTAACCGGTTAGAGGATGGCACCATTGGCAGAAGTGGAAGGAATCGAACCCTCATCTGTGGTTTTATTTTTACAAGTGAATTAAAGGCTCTCACAGGACCTTACTCTGTATGGAGACCACCATTCTACCATTGAACTACACTTCTATCTTGTAGGGAAATTGGGACTCGAACCCAAAGCTACACCTAATGGTTTCGGTGTCGGTTTATGTACCATTAACCTATTTCCCAAAATACTTATAAGTATAGTCTTTCGACCGTGGGTCAGGAGGGATTCGAACCCTCGACTCCCGCCTTAAAGGGGCGGTACTCTACCACTGAGTTACTGACCCGTAAATAGGTTTTAATTCAAGTTTTTTTTAGTTTTTGTTCTGACCGGTGCCTTCCAAAACTTGTGCAGTGGTGTTACTGCTTTCATAAGGGATAACCTATAAAACCGCTTTTCATAAAAATACACCGGTTCCGGCCTTTGTTTAAACATTTGACAAGCTAATCAATTTCCTATTTGGGACACCACCCCCAAGAAGAAGTATTTTAGAGCTCATATTATTACTTCCCGACAAGGAATTTTCACTTATGTTCCGTGGAAAGCCACTACCACGAGTCTGAATTTTATGTCTTAGCGACCACCGACATTTTATGTGTTTGCTCCAGAAGAGGGATTCGAACCCCCATCTCCGAGATTTTTACTCTCGACGGCTTCAGCCATTTGCCCATTCTGAATGTTCACCAACCGGAGTTGGTGTGTGGGTGAATGGTGGGACTCGAACCCACGACCTCTGGTTCCACAGACCAGCGCTCTAAAACCGACTGAGCTACATACACCATAATATTTTACAGAACCAAGTCGCTATCTCGGAATGGATGTTTCTATACCTTGGGGACCACAGCTACTCACCTTCCGTCAGCCTTTCGGCTTACTCAAACAGCACCATTGTCTTTCGACTTCTGTAGTGGGAGAGGAGGGATTCGAACCCCCTGTGTATCTTACGTAACGGATTTACAGTCCGCCGCCACTCCACCATCGTAGCCGCTCTCCCGTTCAAACTTATTTTAACCATCCAGTATGTCAAAGAACCTTTTTTGCAAAGATACTATATTTTTTTCTTTCTGCAAAGAAAAATTTAATTTTTTTGTGACCTCGGTGGGACTCGAACCCACAACCTTCTGATTAAGAGTCAGAAGCTCTACCAGTTGAGCCACGAGGTCATTGACTCATAACAAAAAATGGGGTGCTCTACCACTATTAGCACCAATGTTTCATTTTAGTCACCCGCCAAATAGAAACTTCAATCTAAAAGATTGTGGAAATGCTTGCATTATAAGTGCAGACGACAGGACTCGAACCTGTAACCCATATGGGAGCGGTTTGAACCCGAAAACTTGCTGTCCAATTCTTTATCAAGAATCTGTTGATATTGGACCGCCGTGTTTACCAATTCCACCACATCTGCAATTTTCTCCGGTGTACCGATGGTAGGACTCGAACCTACACGGACTTTCGTCCACCTGTTCCTAAAACAGGCGTGTCTACCATTCCACCACACCGGCGTTTGTGGAGTTATACAGATTCGAACTTCGTCTTCCAAACATCCTCCAATGTTCCTTTGTCGTATGTGAGGTCTGACGAAAAGGTAAAAAGTTTTATAAAACCTCTGTTCCCGCTCCCGTAACAACTGTGGCCACAACTGTTACGGCCGGCTTCCAGCCCGTTTAAGCGACCTTAACCCCGTTTTTTTGAGCGGATGATGGGAATCGAACCCACACATCCAGCTTGGAAGGCTGGCATACTACCGTTGTACTACACCCGCATATCGTTGTGAGGGAGGGATTCGAACCCCCGTACCCCTTTCGGAGAACAGATTTACAGTCTGTCGCCTTTAACCACTCGGCCACCTCACAATATAAAGGTCGGGGTTTCGTATCAATCTTACTCGAGTACTACGCCGATTGAGTGTTATCCCCTGGATAGACTTTTTCCAGTGTATACTTCCGGAGTCTATCTTTAATGTGGGATTCCAGGGAGTTGAACCCCAGCCTCTGGATTTTCAGTCCAGCGTACAATAACCACCTATACGAGAATCCCAAAATATCCGGTTATTTTTACATCCACCGGAAGTAGTAGTACCGTATGGAGAAACCTAATTAAAACAAGACATCTCCTTCCCGCTTCACAGAACCACCGCTTTTTAGGTTGCTTACACAACGGTCATCCACTGTCGGGTTCTCCACGGGCTTGAATTCGGCGGTACGGCCGCCTATTGTCCGGATTGTCAACCTTTAACACAATGTCCGGACATTGTGACACTCTTGTGTTTTGTGGGTAGAGAAGGACTCGAACCTTCGACCTCATGCGTATCAGGCATGCGTTCTAAACCAACTGAACTACCTACCCAAGTGTGGACACAGATGGGACTCGAACCCATGACACCCTGCTTGCAAGGCAGGCGTTCTTCCAACTGAACTACTGGCCCAGATATGTGCGGGATGATGGATTCGAACCAACGACCCCCTGCTTGTAAGGCAGATACTCTGAACCAACTGAGCTAATCCCGCATAAAGGAGAGTTTTATCGTAAACTCTCAACCTAAACCGTCCGACATACGGAAGGAAAGTGATATCGGCTTTCCTATATTTGTGCCGGTGGAAGGACTCGAACCTTCGTCTCCGCCTTATGAGAGCGGCGCAAGAAACCACCTCCGCCACACCGACATTTTGTTGGGAGGGCAGGACTCGAACCTGCGACCACTGCTTTATCAGAGCAATTAGAAAAAGGTTCGCTGTTCGATTCTTTCACAAGAATCTTTTCATATAGTGCTCTACCCACTGAGCTACCTCCCAAGTTGTCCCGGAGGGACTCGAACCCCCAGCCCACAGAACCAAAATCTGTTGTGCTACCATTGCACCACGGGACATCGTATAATAAAAAATCCCACACTTTCTTGTGAATGTGTGAGATGTTGGATATTATCGAGATAAACCGGTTTTGGATTCAAAATTTATACAATTCTACACTCACACGAGATATATGCAAAGAGGACGAGTAACGCCTGATAAAACCAGCGATACATCCCGCACTTAATCTCAATATGTTGTTTTATTGCATTCATTTCTCTTTTATTTATGAAAATTATTTTTCGAAAATTTTTGGAGCGGGAGATGGGACTCGAACCCACGACCTGAACCATGGCAAGGTCCCGTTCTACCACTGAACTACTCCCGCATTAAGCGGCTTTCCGTCCCTACTAACCTAAATTTCAAGACGGCATTATCTAACGGTGTGAAACAACAGTCTGCATTATATTTATTCGTCGACAGCACAGACTATGTTTGCCGCTTACAAAATATCACCGGATGGTTTATTTTAACGTCTTAACATTAAACCACCAAAGACGAGTTGCCCGTTTAGGCGGACTACTGCTGCTACAACCGGACTCGAACCGGTGTATGGGATTTATAACACTACCTTTACCAGTATACCCACAGGGCGTCCCGAAATAAATTCTACTGCGTCCTTGCTTGCCAATCTTGCATATGTAGCATAAAAAGTTGTCACCCAAATGTCCGCTTCACAGCAGGTGAAACAGTGACATAGTTTCTTTGGCGTAAGAATAAAACATTGAGACCACTGTTGGAGTTGAACCAACAAGGGAGGCATACCACGGAGGTTTAGTCCTCGTTATGTGCCGTTTACCGACACTTCCTCAGCAGTTTCAGGAACCCGTCCATCCACCGCCTTCTTTACCTAATTTGAATAAGTGGTCAAATTCTATTTCCAAGTTATACGCTTGTACTCACCGTTCTCACCCCTGTAACCGAAAGCGAAATTGTTCGGTTCAAGTTCCACGAGTTCATCGAGAACATATTTCCTGTACTTTTTCGCCATCCCTTTCTTCATATAGGCTATGGTCATATGAGGATGATAACTGTATTCGGTGTGCATTTCGAAATTCCTGCCGATTTCCGAATTTGTTTCAACCATCTGTTCCGATGATATGGAACACTTCAACACATCGTATTCTTCATTTTCGAAAATACTTATGTCCGTTATTCTCGCCTTGTACTCCTCTAACGGTTTCAACACTTTCTTCAACTCTTTGAGCAGACCCAAGTCATTTTCAAGACAAGGTGCAAGTGTTACGTGTGATTCCGTTTCAAGTCCGTATTCGGCATCGTCATCGAGGTCTTCCGAAAAATATAGTTCGTCCTTCGGTATCCTTTCTTGCAATCGTAAGATTAATTTCGGCATCTTGAAATCAATCATTAAAAATGAATATCTCTCTTCCATAAGAAAAAAAATTATGTCGGAGTAGCTGGATTCGAACCAGCGACCACTTGGTCCCGAACCAAGTATTCTCCCAACTGAACTACACCCCGAAATTTAATTTAAGTCGGGGTAGCAGGACTCGAACCTGCGCCCCCCTGGTCCCAAACCAGGTGTTCTGCCAACTAAACTACACCCCGAAAAAAAAATCCAAAGCGAAGTGAAAAACCGGTACCCACACAACCGGACATTGACCATTTCCGAGGGAATGATTTTTTGATTCCAGTGAAATCAAGGACTAACCATTTGGAGTGTTTTCACTCCCGCCCTCACTTTGGGAAGACATTCTCTTAATAATTTCCCCTTCCAGCAGTCTTCGATACTGGTCGTAGTAGTCTGTTCGGTTTCATCTTCACGGTGATGAACGAGACAACTTCTTCCGTGTGTTTCCGACTTGAGACTGTTATAGGACAGTCATCGGAGTTTCGATGGTCTCCGTACCCATATTAAATGAGTGTAACCGGGCCGGAGGCAATTATCCATATATAATACCACGACTTCTCTCCCTATACTCTCCGGATGATAATTCCGAACCCTATTCCTCGTGATATTCTGTGGACCCCGTGGGACTCGAACCCACAACATTCTGCGTGCAAGGCAGACGCTCTACCAATTGGAGCTAGGAGCCCATTTTTAACACGGTTAACCGAAAACCCCCTATAACAGTTCTGTCGTCCGTTTTATACAAGGTTCATTTTTACCGGAATAAGTGTTTTTCGGTGAACCGTGTTGATTTGCAATCAGAATCTTTATTCGGTGATTGCTGTAAGAACCTTTACGGACTCCATAGAGCCGGAGGAGGGAGTCGAACCCACAACCTTCTGATTACAAATCAGATGCAACTACCATTGTGCTACTCCGGCATTTTGCGGGGACAGTAGGATTCGAACCTACGACCTACTGGTTAACAGCCAGTTGCTCTACCTATTGAGCTATGTCCCCAAGAAATCGTTAGTCCGTAAGAACTAATATGTGGCAAAAGACCTGTTTTACTGGCGTCACAGAACTCCGTACTCCGTGTACGGTATGTTAATGTAATATATTTCAAGCCATCTTACCATTGCATGCCCACAGTAAGCACTCTCAAAAATTACTTCTATCTACTCAATATTCAACTCTCCGGGTCATGACTCCAAATCCTTGTACATCTTTCAAATAAGTCAGAACTTACACCAATCTTTTAGCGGTGCGTATGGGACTCGAACCCATGACCCTCGGCGTGACAGGCCGATATTCTAACCAGCTGAACTAACGCACCAGACAAATATTTGTCATTATTTATGTTTTTTCAAAAAGGAAAAATTTACAAGGTTCTTCGATACTTTTAGAAACCCAAATTCTACGTTGTCAAAAGATTTGCTGTTTGAACCTTTAATGACTATTTTTCCTATGGCGGAGAGTAAGGGACTCGAACCCCTGCCACAACGAGGTGGGCTTCAGATTAGCAATCTGACCAGTTACCACTCCTGCAACTCTCCAAACTAACTCGGAACTATCCGGATTAGTACGCAATTTCGCATTAGTAAAACATTGTGGTCTTTTACACCACTCCATACCGGTATGGCTATAACCAAGCGGGCTTGCTAGTCACATACAATTCCGAGTTAAATCGGTTTTGTGAGCACAGCAGGATTCGAACCTGCAACTTACGGCTTAGAAGGCCGTTATTCTTCCAATTGAATTATGCGCCCATAGATGTTATGGTTGCAACAAAACCGTAACCAGTTTTCCATACTTGTTTTTCGGTAAGCGACTTTTCCGATGTACCTTCTCTTACAAGGGTGATGAATCTATTTAAGGTTCACCTTCCTTTTCCGTTCTGCAATCCTCTGTTTAAACCTAATTCTCATAGATGCCGTGTCACCACGGTGTGAGTTCACAACTAGTACGATTTCATAACATCTTTGCTGGGAGGACAGGACTCGAACCTGCGACCACGGTCTTAAAAGGACTGAATAAATGTATCGCGTTTGATTCTTTTGCAAGAATCCCAAAATACGTGCTCTACCAACTGAGCTACCTCCCAATTTGATATATTCTTTTGGCGGAGGGGGAGGGATTCGAACCCCCGGACCCCGTTAGAGGTCAACGGTTTTCAAGACCGCCGCAATCAGCCACTCTGCCACCCCTCCAAATGAAAGATTGATTGAAATAACCCCGTTCAATCTTTCGAAAACGTGCCGACCTACGATTCGGATGCCGAGTTTGACTGATGTCAGGGACTAGCACATCTTCGTTCCCTTGTACTTCGGGCTAATTGGTAGCGGAAGCCGGACTCGAACCGGCGTGGAACGGCTTATGAGACCGTGCTGGGACCATCTCCAGTCTATTCCGCAATATATTTTTGACATTACGACCGGACTCGAACCGGCAGTACCTATATGTTTGTGATATAGGGCAACTTTTACGTCCCACTCCCAGGACTTCCATCTGGCTGCTCACAACAGCAGTTACAGGCGAGGGTTTACCAATTCCCCTTCACATAATGTTCTTTTGTGATACGACACGACTCGAACGTGCATCACCCTGCTTCCCGCTCGGGTGTCCTAACCGTTAGACGACGTATCTGGCCTCCTGTTAGCTACTCAAAAGACCAATAAAAGTACTTTTAAACCAGCACTCCCGACGAGACTCGAACTCGTAATCTCCGCCGTGAAGGGGCGGTGTCCTAACCTATTAGACGACAGGAGCATATTATGTAGCTCGACCAAGAATCGAACTTGAATCTGTGGTTTAGGAAACCACTGTTCTATCCGTTGAACTATCAAGCCATATCGAGAGTTTCTTTTCACTCCCAAGCCACTACCTTATCTTTTTGTCTTGTCGTAAGTTCGGAAACGACAATTTATTCACAATTTGCATCTTCGTTATTTATGAGATGTCCATCTTTATCCAATTTTATCAATCCGGCATGTATTTCTCTGTGGCAATTTGAACAAACCAATATACACTTATCCAATTCAGATTTAACGTGTTCAAAAGATTTAGTTCCACCACTAATCGAAAAATCCTTTTCTTCTGGATTTATATGATGAAAATCTAATGCGTCAATACATTTACAATATCCACATATTTGACATTTTCCACCTTTATAATCAACAAGTTTTTGCTTTATGTCTCTTCTATATTTCCTTGTATCTCTTCTTCTATTTGTTCTTAATCTATTCTTATTTTTGAATATTAAAAAACCTTTTAGTGTATTGTATGAAATATGAGATATTTTTGCAACTTTTTTACATTTCCTATTTTATTATACAATTCTTGTAACTCTTCTTTTTGTTTTTCTGTTACCATTAGAATTTAATTTTATTTTGTTGGGGTGGTGGGGGTTGAACCCACGTGCAACCAACTACCCTTTCGACAGTTTATAAGACTGAGGGGATACACCCCAAAAAATTACAAGGTTCTTAAACACAATTAACAATTTTGATTTGTTTGATATTATTGCTGTATGAACCTTTACCAAAGAGCCGGCGGGAGGACTCGAACCTTCGACTTGCGAATTACGAATCCGCCGCTCTACCAACTGAGCTACGCCGGCATTTACCATCGTTTTGGTACGATGGAGAGAACCTGTACTTGAAACCACTACAACCTAGGCAGCGGCGTACATCACCTGTTCGGTGTTTCTATTAAAGTTGCCATTTAACTGACCTATGAACCTCTCCGTTTCCCATACTCATACAGCATCAATTCCAATGTCATCCCCATTAGTTTCTTTTTTTAATTGTGGAGATGCCGAGACTCGAACTCGGGTCTACCATACTTTCCTAAAAACATCAACGAAATCCATTTGTGAGTACTACAAGACTCGAACTTGTACCTTTCTCCGTCCGGAGAACGCTCTTCTCCTATTCACACCATACCGAATCACACGGATTGGTTTATCGCTAAGCACTCAACTCTTATTTATGAAAATTTTTTTTCGAAAAATACAAACTGTTTGCTGATATAAAGGTGGGATTGGAAACCCCACCTTTTATATTCCATTAGTCTTCTTCAAACACATCGCTTCTAAAAATGACATTAACCGTGTCATCGTTGCAGTCAAGAACGAAATCGTCGTTCTCATAACCGTCAAATACCGGATTCTTATCGGTAACATCACCGGTTATACAGTCAACATACACCTGACGGGTCTTGTTTCCAAAAATATACTGCGGATTGCAGTTCTTCGGACCAACTTCCTTACGGAGTACGCAGTGTCTTGAGTGTGGTTTTACACAGTTTGTTTCCATCATTCTGTTCCAAGCGGTCGGAAAATCAACATCAAGCGGAACAAATTCACGCATATCGTTGTCACCAACCCATAAACCTTCCTTTACTTCATATGCTGTTGTATCTGCTGTATGTGCTATAAGAACTGCAATAGGTCTAAATCCGCCGGTAATACTATCCACATATATTACCTTAAAGACATTGGCGACACCCGAAACATTGAAAGTATCGGCTTCGTCGATAAAATCGACCATATCGATGCAACTTTCCATCCACTCGTAGTTCTCATAGTGCATACCCATATAAGAAAAGTCGTTCAACTGGGTTTCTGTAACATCGATACAAGCAAATTCGGTATTTTCCGGTTCCAAATCCTTTGGTTTCGAACAGCTGTTGCAAGAAACCATAAACATTGCCAAGGCAATTGTTGCCAAAATAAAAATTCTCTTTACCATTTTTTTAGTTTTTTTTGTTAGTTATAGTGCCAAAGGTGGGACTCGAACCCACACCCATCTTACGATGGACCAGATTTTGAGTCTGGCGCGTCTACCAATTCCGCCACTTTGGCATTTTCGGGGGACAACCAAAGGAAGTCCCCCTACCAAACTTATGCAAAATATACCAACTTGTCCAACATGTCAAAGAACCTTTTTTCGTTCAAATTAAATATAACAAAAAATAAATCCTTGTGTAAAAAAATTTGAACTTTTTTTCAACCCTCTTGAGAATGGAACTCAAACCAAAATTCTGAAAGAAATTCCGAACTTTTTAAGGTCGTTTTCTGTATCTCAAAGAGCGTTTGTTTTTACATTGCAAAGATACTATCTTTTTTTAAAAAACAACAAAAAAATTTAATTTTTTTTTCAATGTTGATTTTCAATCACTTATAAGTACCTTTTATACTCTTCCGGTGAAACTACACCCACATTTTGATGGAACAGACTTATCAATTCCTTCGTGTTTTCGTCATTTTTTATTAAATTCCGAAAAGTTTCCTTCGCTATCTTCAAGCAGGTCTGGCGGGTGATTTCCGGATTCGAGCAAGCGTTACTTATAAGTACATCCAGTATCTGCTTCACAATACGACCCGGCTTTATGTTAAGGGCATCCATTATGTCGTTACCGTCCACAGGGAGCTTGTATCCGAACATTTTCGAAACGGACGCACATTCCATAAATTTCCTGTACTGTCCCGTTATGCAATGTGACTTCTCGTGTGCAAGGTTGTCGTCCTCTATCACACGGCAGGTTCTCTCGAACCTCTCCATAGTCCCGCAGATGTACATAAACCTGTTCACGTGCTTGTTCTTCATCTTGCGGCAGTCGTTCTCGAACCCCTTCGTCCTCATATGGTTCCTGATTATGAAGCAGACCTCATCTATCGTATGGTTGTCGAACTTCAGTCTCATCAGGATTCCCTTCGCCACATCCGAACCGATATATTCGTGGTCGTAGAAATGAACCTTTCCGTTCTTCACGGTCCTGCACATTATCTTCCCTATGTCGTGGAGGAGGGCGGCGAGACGGCAAATCAAGTCCGGTTCGAAAAGTTTGCAGTCGTTTTCAAGAACCGCCATCGTATGAACCCATACGTCACCGAAATGGTATGCGTTCTGTTCAAGACCCTTGCAGAGGTCGAGTTCGGGGATGACATAGTTCATCGCCCCAATCTCACTTATGGTTTCGATACCGTCCTTTGCATACCTTGACATAAGGATTTTGCAAAGTTCCGTGTTGATTCTCTCCGCCTTTATGATTCTGAGCCTGTTCACATTCCTCTTCATCGCCTCGAATGTCTTGTCGGAAATCTTGAAGCCGAGCTTGCAGGAAAACCTGATGACACGCAAAATCCTCAAAGGGTCGTCTATGAACGTCTGGTCAACCATCTGGTCCGAAACCACCTCCATAGGAACTCTCAGAATACTGTCGTGAATGTCCTGTATCCCGTAACCAGTGAAATCCTCGACCTTCTTCTCGCTTATATTATAGTAGAGGGCGTTTATGGTGAGGTCTCTTCTGGTAGCATCCTCCTTGATGCCGGCAAACTCGGTGACGGGGTTGCGTGAACCCAAGTCGGTGTATTTCTCACCACGGGTCATAACACACTCTATCTCCTCTTCGGGGAACTTCTTGAAATGGAACATAGCGGTACCGTAGGTCTCGTATATGACAACCTTTCCGGTAAGACCTTTCGTCTCACAGAAATCTGCAAATCTGATACCACCTTGAGGGAGGTCTATAACAAGGTCTATGTCCTTGATTTCCAATTCCATAACCAAGTCACGAACAGAACCGCCCACAGCGAATATGTGTCCCTCGAACTCACTTCCCTTTGTGATTTCATCAATATATGATGTTATTTCTAAAAACTTTTCTTTCTTCATTTCCTATCTCCTTAAACTAATTGTGCTTTCTTCCAGTTCTTCGTCCAGTGTTCATCCGTCTGAACGTGATTTGCACGGACATATTTACAGACACATCGAGGAAACTCGTTGATTGGGAACGAATCCACCAGTCTCATAACGATACCCTCTCTGCCACACCAACCATAGTATGAAGTGTGTTCCATCAACTCATCGATGATTTCCTTCACTTCAGACTCTTCCCTCAACACTGTACGGTGAAGTTCCGGTACATTTGGTACATCAAGTATCTTGGCAAACTCTTTCACTTCATCCCAACCATACCACAGATTTCCGTCATTCACGGCGAAAAGATGCCAATATGAAGTCAGACAGTCGTAGTGGATTGAGTGTTCACCATACAAGTTCTCACCGTATATCGTTTCGTTTGGCCCGATAAGATTCTTAATCTTCCAATATAAACCGTCGGATGAATCCCAAAGGTTTCTCGACCAAGGTGAACGAGTTGGAGCACCGTGAGACCTTGCATAGACATCCACACAGTTCATTGCAGTGTTTTCGCCATCGAGTTTCTCGGTGAATACGACTTCCTTTCCTTTGTAGAAGTCGAACCATCCGTCTTGCAACCTTTTGTCGTCACTTGTTGCTCCTGGTGAAAACGGGAGATGATATGTTCTTGGGTATTTCATTATCCTATTTCTTTCATTGCATTTTCAACACAACCGTATTTTTCTTTTATTTCGTCACTGAACATATATGTCATTGTTGTGAAATCATCCACAATCTCGTTTAAATACCACATTTTGAGACATTCTTTGAAATGGGGTATCATAAGTGTCATAACCACCCTGTTATACAAATACACACGCTTTAAACCTTCGTTGTATCCAACGATATGCATTGTAAACGAAACGTCTTTGTTGAAACCGATAAGAACCGCCATTTCATTTTCATTTTCTTTCTGACGGTTTTTCAGTCTCTCCTCCAATTCGGACATAAACTTCTCTTTACGAGCCAATTCCTCCAACATTCTTTTGTCTGCCATTTTATTTTTTTACAAAGATACTATTTATTTTCCATAAATTATCACTTTTGTGAACTCCGGACGGTAGTTTCCTTCAACTATGTCCCAGTAGTTCTCGACCTCAACGCAAGATACGTGAGTATCCGTGCAGTAATACACATAACCGTCACAGTCGTCGAAAGTCCCGTCTTCGAGCATTTTCTTCGCCTCCTCCATAGTGAGGATGTAGTCACGCCTGTTAATCTTTCTTTCGAGAACTTTGTCTATATCAATGGTCCTGTTCTTGTTCTCTGTTCCGTCACCCTCTTTTTCGAAATGATGGAGGAAAGTCTTGAATACATTGGAACAAATATCCAACGACAGACCTATCTTTTTACATTCACGGAAAAGCGAACACCCTTCCGGATTGCACACATCATTGTAACCTTTGACAAGGATGTGCTTGACACCATCTATTACTATAAAGTTATCTTCCATACCTAAATTCTTTCTTCAAGATTTTTGATAGCAACAACAGATGTGCGAATGTCTATAAAACAACAAGTTGTACCACCTATTTCAACGGGTTCGCTTGTTATGAACGCTTCTTCTCTTTCCTCAAATCCCAAAATCGGATAATACCATACTTTCTTTCCAACTATTATATCTTTCTTTTTCATAATATTAAATTATTTTACTTCATTATCACAGCATTCATAGTCACAACAACCGGTGCCATCGCAAGTCAAATAAGACAACTCACAGGTATACTCTGTTGTACAATGAATACACATATCGTTAATGTAACTCATATCTCAATTATGTTTAGTATAAATCTTCACTGAATAACTCTCTATCATAACCACCGTTGTCATCTATCTGACCTGCGGCTTTCGCTATTTTCCACGCCTCTTTACGGTTGACAAACCTGCCGGTGGTTGTGATGAAACCCTGTACAGTCTTGCAGCGGGTAAGTGAACCTTCCTGCCATCCGTACTTGTACTTCAGCTCCTCGTACTTCTGGATTTCTTCCTTATTACCTTCGGCGAACATTCCCTTCAACCAATATGGATTCGTTGGAAGTACATCAAGAATGAATGGGTGACGGTAGCCACACAAAACAAATCCGGTCTCTACTCCATAAGTAGAGGTCTGGAACCTGTATTTCAAACCGTTGTCATAGTGGATTGCCGCACACAATATTCTTTCATCCATTTTTTGCATCATCTCTCACTAAGTTAATTTAAACGTTAAGTTGTGTCATATCATTTTCATCGGTAAAATTCACTTCATCGTATAGTGTTAACATCCTTTGTGCAATGGCATTATAAATGTAATCAAAGTTTCCTTTTTTACATGTATCGCAATATCAATATATTTCTTATCCATAATATATTGTTTTATTTGCTTCTTTACTTTATTTTTTTTCAGATTCATCATCTATTGGTTTATATTCAACATTAATTTTATCTATATTATTGTCCTTTACGAATTTTCTCATTTCATCATCCTGATTTAATGTTCCTTGTGCAATGATACCATTAACATAATAAAGATATTCTCGTTTAACATTCACTACAATATCAATATCTTTTTTGTCCATAATATATTATTTATTTTGTTTATGTTATTCGTTATTGATTTTTATTTTGTTCTTTTCACACCACTTTTCGTAAGTTGTGGTTCTTGCACCGTTACGCTTCAAGATGAGCATCTCATATGAATAGGCCGCATAATTCTTGTCCGTATTGATGCGTTCTATTCTCTTTCTGTGGTTCTCATCACATTTGTCCATAACTTCCTCCAGATGGTCATAATATTCCTTCCAGTTTTCAATTCTTGCGGCGGACTCCAGTTCGGTCTCCTCACGCTCTATCTCCTGTGTCAGAAAAATCTTATATTCTCC